TAAATATTATAAACCAAATTTGTTTATAAAAAGGCTTACTTTTTTTCATTAGAATCATCCTATTTAACTAATTAGTGAATTATATTCGTCTTTGACCATTGTTTCACTCGCAATGGTCTTCAAGCTGTATTTCTCCATGAAATGCAGATAGTTGAAATCTCTTACATCATCCATCAACTTCAACTCTTCTTCAAGCAAATGATGTATCATGTTTCTGTTTGCTTGTAACTCACATTTCTCCCTATTTGTTCGGTAATTACACGGCAGATGCTCTCTATGTCCAAGCTCATGTAGAGCCACTTTTTTCTGATCATCATCAGATAAGCGGATATCCAAGGCTAGGACATTTAAAACTGGATTGTAAAATCCTTGGCTATGCCATTCTTCCCCATCAAAATAGCACAAGTTAACGCCTTCAACAGCGCACAATTCTTGCACAGTCATAATTAGCACCTCTATTTATTTTTTAAGTGTGCCTCCAAAACAGCTGTGATAAAGTCTATATCTTCTTCAGTAAGTGGCTTACCATCAAATAACATAGATTGTGCAGCAATGTCTCGAAGATCAAGAGGTGCAGAAGCATCACCTCCATTAGCAATATTTGGATTATCTGTGCGTCCCAATAGATAGTCGGTGGACACATGGAAGTAGTCAGCGATTTGTTGCAACCTCTCAGCAGAAGGTTGATTCCTTTTTAATCCATACAAAGAATTTTTGCCTAATTCTAGTTTTTCTTCCAAGGTATTTAGTGAAATCCCTTGTTTTTCGCATAAATCCTTTACGATTTCAAATGTAGAAAACATTGATTTATCAGCCTTTCTAAGACATGACAAAAAATATTTTACAAAATACGCAAAAAACAGTTGACTTTATTTTGCGTTTACGCTAAAATAGTTTTTGTAAGTTAAAGAGTTGGTTAAAAAACTAATAAAAACTTATCTAAAAATTAGATAGCTTTGCCGAGCAGGATAAATTGATAGATATGTGATTTTATCAAGGTTTTTAATTATGCTTTCATTTTAGCAGATACGCTAAAACGTGTCAAGTATTTTATAAAATAATTTACCAACTCTTTAACTCTATGAAAAAATAAAGGAGGAAAAACATGAGCCAACAACATCGCAAATGGATCGAGCTTGTAAAAGAGCGAATTGAAAAACGTGGATGGTCACAGACAGATTTGGCCATTGTTGTAGGTGTTAGTCCATCAGCGATCACACAGTTGCTGAAAGATGGAAAAGGGAGCGATGACTTGAAACTTCGCATTAACAAGAAGTTGAAAATAAATGAGTCGTGGGAGAAATTTGAAGAATTTTAGAAAGGAATCAGCGTGTGAACGAAGTAACATTATCAAATAATTTAACTCAAATTGAGCTAGAAATCAGTCACCACAAGCAGATTGCAGGTCAATCCATTTGGGAAATCGGCAGAAGGTTAAATCATGTAAAAGAAAATGATTTGGTACATGGACAATTTGGAAAGTGGCTTGACAGCATTAATTTTTCTCACAGTGAAGCTAGAAAAATGATGATTATCGCTCAACAACTTTCAAATCGTTCAACGTTGAACGATTTAGGGACATCAGCACTTTACCTAATAGCAACTCTTCCAGAGGACGAACAGAAAGCTCAAATTAACAGGATTGAGCAAGGCGATAGTCCGACCGTTAGAGAATTGCAAGAACTAAAAAATAAACTCAAACTCAGCCAAAAAGCAAATGAGCTTTTAAAAGCTGAAAATGAGAAAATTAAATCTTCAAAAGTAGAAGTGAAAGAAACCATCAAGGAAGTCATTCCTGACGATTACAAGGCTACACAGGACTTGAATAAGCAGTTGCTAGAAAAAAACAAGGAACTTTCCAAAACTGTGAAAGCGATGGAAGAACGCTCTGAATTTATCGAGAAGCAACTGAAAGATACACTGGCTCAGCGTGAAGAAGTCGATCAAAAGTCTGCTCAATATGATGAATTGACACGAGCTATTGAAGAGTCGCAAGGGCAACTTAATAGCGTTCAGAAGCAAATCTCGGCTTACAAGAATATCACAAGCCTGCTTCAAAAGGGAAATGATTTCTTAGCAAGCATGGGTGGTCTAATCTACGCAGACGAGGAGAAAGTCCTCAAAGCTGATGGAATCATCCGTAACGAATTTGATAGCTTTATCAGCCGTGGTCTTCGTTTCTTCAACGACCTTAATAACATTCGCAAAGAAAGCGATATTTTAGAAGGAGAATTACTATGACATCAGAAATTATGCAAGTCAATAAAAATGAACTTACTCAGGAAGATATTTTAATTCAAGTCTTGCAGACTCAAAAAGAATTAAAACAAAATCAAGAAACTTTAGCTATCGATGTTGACTATTTAAAAAATGAGCAACCAGTCAACCCTTCAGTTTGCCTAGCATTGGAAAAATTGCGAAGGAAGAAAGTCGTGGCCCTTCTTGGTGGCAAAGACAGCCAGGCATACCGTGACCGACATTTTGCACAATCTGTATTTTCTCAGGCTGCTAAAGACTTCAAGGACTACTTCCGAATTCCTCGTTATGATTTGTTGAAGCGGAAGGATGAAGAACAAGCTTTTGACTACTGGAATAGCTGGGAGCCATCAGCGAATACTAAGCTTGAAATCAAAGCTCGCAATGGACAGATGAGTTTGGTTGGGTAATAAAAAACACTTCACAAAACAAGTGAAGTGCTCAACAAAATAAAACATTTACATTATATCATAAATTGGAGTTGAAGATGAATATTCTAAGCGAAGAATTTGAAAATGGAATAAGAACAGCAGTACGAACTCAATTTAAAGAATCGTTCACTGAATTCTTGGACCAAGAGGTGGCAGAAAAACGTTGGTTTTCAATAGAAACTGCATCACACTATGCGGATTGTAGTTCTAATACCATCAGAAAATGGATTAAGAAGGGGTTGAATCTTTATCAAATTGATGGAACCAAACGCATTGACAAGTATGAATTGGATAAGTTCATTCAAGAAAATATCGTTATTTAAAAAGGGGATGAAATGAGCAGGAGGGCAGGTTTTGAGTATTAGAGATGAGATACATTTGTTAAAACATGAGAATGTTTATTTGAGTAGGACATTGGCAGATTTGAAATTGTTAGTTATCGGGTTGAGTCTTTGCTTGCTTGTTGCAGTTATTTTTGTAGTAAAGATTGAAGACGATAGAAATCATCAAATCAAAGATCTTCGGTCTCAAATAACTGACAACAGAGACAGCATGAGAAACAATGCTATTAGGATTTCGTATCTTGAGCAAGATGATAAGTTGATTAGAGAAAGGGTTGGATTAAATAATGAGTGAAGTTTTGGGTGGAATTATTACGTTGATGCTGTTCTTTATGATGGGAGCGTTTTGTCAATATTTGGAATGGCGAAAGGCTGAGAAAAAGCGTGAAGCAGAAGAGTTGCTTGATCTACAGGCTATGTATGTTTTGGCAGCGCAAGAATACGCTGTGCGTCAAGCTGTGCTACGTAGTCAAGAAGAACGAAAAAAAAGGACTTTTAAAATGCGAAATTGGGATGAAGAAGATCTCAGCGGGTGTCGAAAGTAAGGAGAATAAGATGAAAGAAAAATCGTATGAACAGGTGCTGGATGAAATGATTGAAGAAGACAAGGTCAATAATCCTAATCACTACAAGGGAAAGTTCGGCCTTGAAGCAATTGACGTTGTCCGTAACTTCGCAGGCAATTTAACAGCTGTGCAGGGATTCTACTGGGGCAATGCAATTAAGTATCTATTGCGGTTTCAGGGGAAGAACGGTTTGGAAGATTTGAAGAAAGCTAGAAAAAATCTGGATTGGTTGATAGGAGAAATGGAGGAAGAAAATGCCAAATTGGGCCGAGGGGACTATTAAAATCCGTGGAACAAAGAATCAAATCATTAACTATCTGAAAAACGTTTTTGAAGGAAGCGATTTTTGGGGCAATGATATGAAAATTGAAATTATGAATGATGACGACAGTATTGTTCTCAGAGGTCTCGATGATCTGGCCAATCCCACAACAGCTGGTCTGATTCCGCAGAGTCCTAAATTCCATGCTTTTTATTTTAAAGGCGCCAATCGTGCATTTACTAAATCCGAAAACAATATTTTAGTTTTTGGTTTTTTCGGAGATGCTGAAGCTATTGAAATCATAGAAATGCCTTTTAAACAAGCATGGTCTGTAGAGGCTGACGATTTTGTAAAATTGTCTAAAAAATATTGTGTCGATCTTAAAATATTTGTTTTCGAGAGTGGCATGGAATTTACACAAGAGATTGAAATTATCAAAGGCAAAATCACTAAAGATAAAACCAGAGAATACGATGATTACCAATGGGACGTACCGTTTAGTAGGTTGGGAGGATAAAAATGAATAAACAGGAATTGGTTACCATAATTAGAACCGAAGTATTACTAGCTAAATCAAGCCCAGAAAGAAAGGGGTATATAGCAGGCCTTGAGGAGGCTATAAATATTATTGAAGGATTCTCAGACGAACCGCAAAAACCAATAGTTCCGCAGTTCGTGGCGGAGTGGATTGAGCGAAGACGAAAAAGAGGGGAATATTCGTTGCTTGATGCCATGCATTTGACGGCTCAAAGCGAAGATTTTAGAAAATGGATAATGTCATCAAAACATCAAGAAATTTTCGCCCGTTCTTGGCTAGATGGCTACACAGTCAAGAAAGAGAAGCGGTACACAGTGAAGATAAAAGGTGATCTTGGTCAATACTTGGGCAAATATTATCTAAACAATGAGAAGCTTACACCACAATTCATAAGAACTCAAAAACATGAAGGTTCTGTTTTTACAAAAGCAGAGCTCGAAGAAACTGGTTTCGGCTGGGTGTTTGATTGTGAAGGCGTGGAAGTGCAGGAGGTGGAGTAAATGGAAAAAGTTATCATGGCATCCTTGCCAAATAAAGAATTAAATCGTTTGATTAAAATTGAAATTGCTGTTGAAAACCTAATCGAGAATGGGGTTCTTGATGAAGATGTGTTTAACCAGTATTTGAAGGAATCGTAGATCGAGGAGGTGCAAGATGATTACAAAATATAGGGCGTGGGATAAAGAAACAAAAACAATGAATGGTATGGCTGAGATTTACAGAAATCGAAACCAAGAAATTGAATTACATCCAAGAGATGAAAACATCATTCTCATGCAATCGACAGGCTTAAAGGACAAGAACGGGCAGGAGATTTTCGAGGGGGATATTTTAAAATTTAATGACGAATGGGATGAATATTGTTATGAAGGTTATGTAGATGGTTCTACTAAAGGTATTAACTATGTTGAAATCGAAAGGGAGACAACCTGTTTTGCTTTCGGAAAAACCAAAATATCTGACTCATCACTGTTTTATTTAATTGAAGATGAACATCTATCGTTTGAAGAACTTATAACAGGTGAGGATTTTGAATTTGAAGTTATCGGCAACATCTACGAAAATCCCGAACTTCTGGAGGCAGACCATGACAGAGATTAAATTAATATTCTTCACGACTTCATGCATCGTCTCGTTTTATGCAGGGGCGATCCTTAGCAGACCTAAACAACAAATTATCATTTATCAGGTCGATAATGCAGGCGCTGAAATGCACGGTTTTATTACAAACAAAGAGATAATAGACGGGCATTACACGGTCACGGCTGGGGCTTATGGCAAATTCTTGGTATCAGCCGAACAGTACGATCAATTAGAAATCGGTGACGAGATCCCCGATTATTTGAAAGGGAGAGGAAAATGATCAATAATGTAACACTCATAGGACGGATGACAAGAGATGCAGAATTAAAACAGACTCCTAGTAGTCAATCAGTCGCTATATTCAACCTGGCTGTTAATCGTAATTTTAAAAATAGCGATGGTGAGAGAGAAGCAGATTTCATCAATTGTGTGATTTGGGGGACTAGCGCTGAAAATTTGGCAAATTGGACTAAAAAAGGGGCTTTGATTGCTGTAGTCGGACGCATACAGACCAGAAACTACGAAAATCAACAAGGTCAACGTGTCTATGTTACCGAAGTCGTTGTAGAAAAATTCCAGACTTTAGAAAAAAAAGACAGCGCCGCTAATGCAAACAGCCTATATGGCCAAGCACCAAATACCCTTGATGTTAGCGATGATGATTTACCATTTTGAGGTTGAAAAATGAGATTAAAAATCTATAGGAAAGAAAGTCAGCATAGAGACTACTTTTATGTTTATTCGATTTGCGGGAATTTTTACGGCAACAATTACTATGCTGAAATATATGACAATTTTGTTGTGATCGATAATTTCGAAGATTTCGCTTATTGGTTCGAGCAACAGATTTATTATCTTACTCTTGATCAATTTGAAAAAATTGACGGAATGTGGCTACGGATGATGTACAAAAATTATAAAGAGCGAGATGAACTGGAATTTTAAGGAGATAATATGGATATTTTTAAAAACAACGATTTCGTTAATAATATGAAATCAGTGATTGAAGAATATGAATTTCTCAAAGATGAAGTCAAGCGTTGCTATCACGATATCGAAGAATATGAAGCAAAGATTGATAATCTGGAAATGCAAAAAATGAATCTAGTGGAAGCCTTAGCTCGTAAAACTTGGCAAGATATGGAACAGACAGCATTTAAGCGAAAACAAACTAGAAAGTGGCCTGCTCATTTCATTAGAAAGGGATATAAGGATGTCAGAAATTAAATGGATTAAGATTACGACAGATATTTTTGATGATGAAAAAATTCGCTTAATTGATGCATTGCCAGAGCGAGATGCTATTTTAGTGATTTGGTTCAAGATCCTGACTTTGGCTGGCCGTGAAGGTGGCAATGGGCTACTTATGATGAATAATCGTGTGCATTATACAGATGAAATGCTCTCAACGCTATTTAGTAGACCACTCAATACTGTTAGATTTGCCCTGGCCACATTTGAAAAATATGGAATGATTGAAATTATTGATGGGATCATTTCTTTGCCAAATTGGGAAAAGCATCAAAATATCGAAGGAATCGAAAAAATCAAAGAGCAGACCAGAAAAAGAGTTGCTCGTCATCGTGAAAATCAAAAGAAATTGTTAGAAAGTAACGTTACATGTAACGTTACAGTAACGCAAAGTAACGCAACAGATATAGATATAGATAAAGAATTAGAAGAAGATAAAGAAGAAGAATTAAAGAAACATATAGGGCAGGTAGAAGATGTTGTTTTGCCAGGATGGCTAGATGAAAATGCTCTTGTTGAAGTGCAAAAAAGCAAGCCTAAAAATTATGTTTCTAGGATTCCGATAGCTTATCTAAATCAAAAAACAGGAAAATCCTTTAAATTTGTTGAAAAGAATGTCAATTTTGTGAAATCACGATTAAAAGAGGGCTATACTCTAGAAGATTTTAGACAAGTGATTGATTTAAAAGTCAGTCAATGGCTACATGATGCAAATATGAGCAAGTATCTTAGACCTGAAACTTTGTTTGGAACAAAATTTGAAGGATATCTAAATGAAAAGCCTATGAAACAAGCGCAAATTTTGCCAGATAATGATATTGGAATTTGAGGTGATAGAATGGTTAGTTTACTAGAAGTAATTGAAGCCTTCGAAAAGCAATTTTATCCGCTTGGAGAAATGCAAAAAGATATGATGATAAATCATCCTGATCCTCGTGCAGTGCTTGGGAAGTTAGCCTTCATGATGGACTGTAGTAGAATCGGAGGATGTGCATGAGTTTATATAATTATGTCGAACAAAATTTGACTTCGTGTGATCAAGTTTGTTCAAAACATGGGGAACAGATGTTTGTTATTAGAGGTGTTGACAAAAAAGTTTGTTTTGCCTGTGCTAAAGAACTAATCGAGAAAGATGAACAAAAACTTCAAGATGAATTCTGGGAGCAGGAGGATAAACGTCTGGAAGCTAGAAGAATTGATGTCTTATTCAATTCTTCAATTGTAAATTCTGAATTGAAGCAGGCAACACTTGGGAATTACCAGGTTACAGACCAGAGTCAGAAGGACAAGCTTAATGCTGCTATCAGAATAGCAGATGGCTATATTGCTGGAGATACAAATAATGTTCTATTTCTTGGTCCTGCAGGGGTTGGTAAGAGTCATCTGGCTTACGGGATTATTAAGCAGGTTTCAGATAAGACTAAAAAGCATGCGATGTTTATCAAAATACCTGAATTGCTTGCCAGAATCAGAAGTGACTTCGGGTCGTCAGACCAGACTCAGCAGAAATGGGTCTCTCGCTTGTCGAAAGTACCATATCTGGTACTAGATGATTTAGGCACAGAAAAGGTTACAGATTGGAGCAAGGAAATCTTATTCTCAATCCTTGATAACCGTAATTGTACAATTATTACAAGCAATCTTAAAAGCAGTGCCCAAATTGGTGAAGTATATGGACAAGCTATTATGGATCGTATCTGCAAAGGCGTTGATAAAGATCATGGGATTTCGTTTGAGGGAATGAAATCCCAAAGAAGGAAGTATTTTTAAAAAGGTGGATTTATGGAAGAATTAATTTTAAATAATGTAAAGCAATGGTTTATTGATCGTGATTTAGAAAATGGAGGAAGACTGGATAAACAATCATTGAAATTGAGTGAAGAATTTGGGGAATTATGCGCTGGATTTCTCAAAAAAAACGAAGAACTTACAAAAGATAGCATTGGAGATTGTGCGGTTGTTGTAGTTGGCTTAGCATTGCTTATTAAAGCAGATGTACAGAGCATCTTTGAAGAGGCTAATAATATCAGGCGAAAAGAAGCAATGGACTGTTTCAAACTGCTAAATGCTAACATTTCAGAGTTTCAGCTATCTCAAGATTTAGCAAGTAAAAAAATGTGTCGTCATAACCTTGTGCGTATTGTGACTTACTTGAAATCAATCAGCAATATTTTGGGTTATGAATTTCTAGAATGTTTCACTGGGGCCTATAACGAAATCAAAGATCGAAAAGGTAAATGGATTGATGGCTCATTTATCAAGGAAGAAGATTTGAAATGGTATATGTAGTAAGAAAATATATTGGGCATTGTAAATGGGACGGGACACATCCTTCAAAATTTGAAGATAAAGAGTTTGGTACATTACAAGAAGCATTAACTTATCGCAAAACGTTAGTAGGTGTGTCGGAAATATATAAAAGAGAGGTATTAAATGAAGTCGTTGAACAATAGGGAGTTACATAATTTAGATCAAGAACTTTTTAAATTTCGTGGAATAGATAAAGCAATCTGGACACGCAAAGCAGAATTGATGGCAAAGAATGGTGATGATTTTGTCGGAAGTAGTGGCAGTGGTGTGAGTAAACCGACAGAAAACATGGTAATGAAATTTGCTACTGATGTGCCATTAAAAAATTTAGAATTGTTCAAAGAAACTGTTGAAACATTTAAAAAGCAACTAACAGGAGAACAGCTAGATATTTTCTATTTTAGATGGGGACAAGCAAATTTAGATTGGGAAGAAATTGCAGAAAAACAATTTACTAGCAACGCTACAATATATCGCAAACGTAGAAACATTCTTGAAACATACGCTAGAATAAAAGGAATTCTTTAACAAGCCAGGTTACGCTGGCTTGTGAAGGAGGTGGATTAATGGAAGAAGTTTCACCGATAAAGGATAATGATGACATCCAAGCAATGAAGGACTATTTGAGAGAATGGAATGAAATGTATTACATGTTATTCATCACTGGTCTCAATACAGGCTTGCGTGTTGGCGACATTCTCACACTTAAAGTCAAAGATGTTCAGGGATGGCATATCAAACTACGAGAGAAAAAGACTGGCAAGCAGATTTCTCGTAGGATGACAAAAGAGCTGAAGCGAGAAATGAGGAAGTATGTCGAGGGGAAACCTTTTCATCATTTTTTATTCAAGAGCAGGCAAGGAGGAAACAAGGCCATCACTCGTGAACGGGCCTATCAGATCATCCATGAGGCTGCCGAAGAATTGGGCATTGATAACGTGGGAACGCACACAATGCGTAAAACATTTGGATATAAATATTACAACAAGACAAAGGATGTAGGAACACTACAGAAGATGTTCAATCATTCGTCTCCAGCTATAACATTGAGATATATTGGAATTGAACAAGCTGAACTAGATGATGCCTTGAGAAACTTTGTTATTTAATCTTATAATTTCGACATTAACATAATGAGTTAAGCATAAGCTAGAAAAAGAGAAATGAATGAAAGCCATATTCTAAAAGGATTTCGGAAACAAGGCGAGCTTAACAAAATATAAGATATGTGAAAGTGAGGGTAAAAATGATTCCAAAATTCCAAGCATGGGACAAAAATAAAAGATGTATGAAAGATGTTGATTTCAATCCAAAGGGTATTTCATTTGATGATGTGAAATTCATGCAATCAACAGGACTTAAAGATATAAACGGTAATGAGATCTTTGAAGCAGATATTCTGAAAAACAATGCTCAGGAATATATTTTTCTCGTGAGATATGATCATGATAATTGTAGATGGTTTGGTGAAGGTATTACAATAAATACCAGAATAGACATAACAAAAGACATTCTCAAATACTACTCAAAAATTGGGAACCGTTGGGAAAGTCCTGAATTGTTAAAAAAAGAAAAACGCTACAAAGTGAAAATAAAAGCATCTGGTCAATACATCATGAGAGATCCTGATGAAGATGCAATTTATTTTTACAGCAGTAAAGCATATTCAAAACTTACAAAGAAGAAACTGGAACAGGCTGGATTCGGTTGGGTCTTTGATTGTGAAGGAATTGAAATAGAGGAGGTAACGGAATGAATACAAAATTTAGAGCATGGGACGAAAAAAACAAAAAAATGTTTTACAGGGTAGTGGTAGGCAATTGTGATCAAAACGATGAAAAACTTTAATTTCCCAGTAGTATACTGTGAAGGCAGTGGATGGAAGCACTTCAAAGATTTGAAATGCATCACTCAATCAACACGCACTTATGACAAAGAAGGTAAGGAAATTTATGTAGGTGATGTCCTTCAAATTGATTTCATCAAAGCCATTGTCCGCTTCGGAGAGTATCGCTACTATGCAGAAAAAGAAGTGCTTTCTGGAAATGGTTTCTATCTTGAATGTCTGAATGTCATGGATCCAGATTGTATCTCACCTTATGAACCAGATGTGTTAGATAAAGCTGTAATCATTGGCAACATTTTTGAGAACCCAACACTAGATTATAATTTCATAGGATTGAGACCAAAATAAAAAATGAGAAAATAAACTCTTGTTTTCTCACATAAAATAAAATATTATGATAGCATAGCTTTCAAGTATGAGAGGGACAGCCAATCAGTTTGGTCTGTCCTTTTTGTGTGAGGAGGATTGAATGTATAGCAAGATTGTCAGACCTTCTTTGAAGACAAAGAAGTGGGAGAAGTTCCGGGATAAGATTCTAAGAAAATATA